GGCGAGATTGGCAAAAGAAGTGGCGGGGACAAAATTCACCATCGGGCAACAACTATATTATCAGGTTCATTATTTCGCAAACCCGAGATTCCTGTGGGAACAAGAATATGACAGGCTGATAGAAGAACATTACATGATGGAATCATTCAACATTCCTTTAGCAAAATCCCTTGACGAAGCACCCGCCCAGAAGTTGAGGGATTTTTCAGTTATTAAGACAGAGATTTTAGCATTACAAAAACATTACATGGAGAAACAGCGTGGCAGTTAGCAAGATAATTGAACTGATATTTCGTACAAAGGGTGCGAAAAAGGTTGCAGAGCAAACCAAGTCTGTTGATTCTAAACTCGCCAACTTGGGCAAAAACGCAATTAAGACAGGAATTGCTTTAGCGACTATTAACAAGGCTTTTGGCTTCATAGTCAAATCGGCTGAAAAGGCAGGGCGACTTGAGGGGATCACTCAAGGCTTTACCAATCTGACTGAGAAGGCAGGGATGGGGGCTGATGTGTTGAATCAGTTGCAACAGGCAACTGATGGAACAATGTCAAAGATGGAACTCATGGAGTTGGCTAATAATGCCCTGCTCTTAGGGATTGCAGATTCCTCAGATCAGATGGCTGAGATGTTTGATATTGCCCAACGTCTTGGTAAGTCTCTTGGCAAAGATACACGCTTCGGTGTTGAGTCGTTGGTTACAGGTATGGGAAGACAATCAAAACTCATGCTTGACAACATTGGTATAATGGTAAACATTGAGGAAGCCAATGAACGCTATGCCAAAGAATTGGGAAAGACCACAAAAGCATTAACGGATCAGGAAAAGAAACTGGCTTTCAATAACGAAGTAATTAGACAGGGTAGAGATTTGGTGGGACAATTAGGGGAAGAGAGCATTACCGCCAAAGATAAAATGGATCAGTTGGCGGCAACATCTGAAGATATGTCTGCTTCACTGGGTACGTTGTTTGTCCCCGCTCTTGAAGGGGTGACAAAAGCCATGCAAAAGGCTACATTGGCTACCTTTGATTTCCTAATTGCGACTAACGATTCTTTCAAAGCCGCAGACAAACAGCACGAAATGACAGTTGCCGCTCTTGCCCTCGAAACTGAAACGTTGGAAAGACTCGCAAGGGCGATGAAAACTAAAAATGAGACAGGGGTGGAAAGTCTCAAAGTAGCCGATCAGATTAATCAATTAGAGGATGAGCGAACCAGTGTCCTGCTGAATCAGGTGGAGGTGCATGGGAAACTTGCTAAGGGTGCGGGACAAAATAACGAGATTTTGAAAGCACAAGTTCCATTAATCAGGGAGGTTGGAGGTGCTTGGATGTCCCCAGAACAGGAGGCAGGGGTCAAGTTAACACAAATGTTCGCCACCAACCTTGCAGAGGCTGTGATTCATGGGCAAGACTTGGGGGCGGCTATGGTGTCCTCACTAAAGGCGATCGCAATAGAAATGGCGGCTAATGCGGCGATGTTCATGCTTTTGAATACTATGACAGGGGGTACTTTTGCGGCTTCCCAAGCGGGGGCGGGAGGCTTAACGGGATTCCTACTTAAAGGTTTTACGGGGCAAACCCCACGAGTGAATAATCATGTACACATTAGCGGGGGGCTGATCTCAGATTCTTATGTAAGGAATACATTAGTACCCGCCATGAACAGAGTCAGGTCTTTTGGTTAGTGCTTTCATTTAACTCCACCCTTGTCAACAAACTCAAGCTGAGAAATGCTCAGACGTTCTGGTGCTTGAAACTTTATTACAACGATGAATCAGCATTTGTTGGCGTAAGTGATACGCACCGAGTTGACGGGTCTGATATTTATTACGGGCTTGTGACTGATTGGGGCAATTATTCTCAGACTCTTGATATATATAATTTCTCGACCTCAATCGGGAACATGGCGATCAAGCTTGTTAATGCCGATAATACATTTCAGGATGGGAGGTTCTCAGATCAATTATCATCCAAGAATTTTGAGAACAGGAAATGGGAACTGTTCCAATGTGTTCATGGTTTGACCTATGACACTTCAGCCAATATGATTGCCACAGGAGTTATTTCTGGTGCGATTGAATACAATAGAAATGAAGTCTCTATTCAATTACTTGATATGGGAAGCCGATACCATAACCAGATACCATATAATAAAGTTACCTCTGGCTCTTATGCTAATGCTCCTGACAATAATTTTGGGAAGCCGATACCCATGAACTACGGGGACTTTCACGATAAAACAGATATTGGAACGATCCCAACTTCGGGAGCAGAATTTGACCGTTATTTTACAAAGGGAAAATTCCCTGCAATTATTACAGATAAGTTTGATGAGACCAATGCCACGATAGAAGCATTAGTTGACAGCCAGACTCCTCACACTCTTGATTCAAAAAATATCTATATGTACGATAAGAATTTCTTTATTATATGCGAGGATGCGAACACAACCGCCTCGGGTTCGACTATAACGGCAAAAGAAATGGATTGGCGTGTTTATGCCCCCATGAGTCCTCACAATACTTATTCGGGAGGTAGTAATTACGCCAATACGATTGATAACGATTTCAGTTCCACCCCCTACGCACTATCTCAAACTGGAGCAGGTGCAACGTCAGTGGGTTGGAGGCTTCCCAAGATTTCAAAGTTGGGAGAGTTCACAGCCGCCAAACTGTTAATAGCTTTCGGAAGTTTTACGGGATCAGCCCCCAATACCAATTTCAGGGTAGCAGGTGGAGCAGGTGCGGGTGGCTCTCAGATTGCAACATTAACTTGGGATGGCGGAGATCAGACTGCAACGGTAACCTCACAATTCAGTTCGGATAAACAATCAAGTTGGGATATAGAAACTGAAATTTTCCTAACTGTTGATAATACAGGCGGCTCTGGGAATATGTCTGTTGACATAGATCAGATCGGGCTTGAGATTCAATTCGAGCCATCTCAAAGTTTCTCAAAACAAATCAATGAAATATCAGAGTCAACAGAAAGGCGTTACAATTCTCGAAGCGGTTACATCCAAAAGGAAACAGTGGATCAACAGGTAAAGATTGTCAAGACCAAAACCTTACGAACTCCCGCCAATGTTGATTACTTATATTTCTCAGGGAAGGGAAGGAAATATGGTGCATGGGCTGATGCGGATTCAAGGAACAACGGATATAATGAAAACGACCTAATTGAAAACCCGATTTATATGATTGAGGATTGCATCAGGAACGAACTAAAAGATCATGAGGGGAACGCTCTTACTTCAAGCCATATTGATTACGCCAGTTTCGACACGTCTGGAAATACTTCTGATGGTACTTTGGGTGATGCCTATAATGACTCTGTTGGTGATGTAGAATTTGCCATGAGTCAGTACAAGTTCACCGATTCCCAAGACTTCATTGAAAAGATTTGTCGCCAGTGTCTTTCGTGGGTATTTATTAATGGTGCGGGAAAATTCAAAATCGTAACAAGGCGGGGAGCGGACAACTATTCAGCAGAGGATCAATCAATAGATTACAATGATATTACTCTTGATGTAATAAATAAGACCGCCATGAACTCAGTGCGGAATGATTTTATTATTAATTACAATTTTGATGCGGGACAGAACCAATCAATGTCCCAAGCTACCGCCTCAGATGCGACCTCACAGGGATCAACTTCATCTGGTTTTTTTCAGACTCTTTCATTTGAGATGGATTCTGATGCGGTACTTGATTCAACCACCGCCACAAAACTTGCCGAGTCTTACAGGGATTTCATGAAACAGAGATGGACAACTATAATGTTTGATGCCCCTACTGCTAAATACAATCACCTTGAGATCGGTGATGTAATAAATTTTGATAATTGGGATTCATCTATCAAGCTATATGGAACAGCGATGGATAGTTCCAATCATTTCTTCATGATTGATTCAATCAATAAACGACCAAACGGGTGCGAGATTACTTGCACAGAGGTTTCAGACTAAATGACTTACCAACGAATACAGACACCAAGATTTTATGTGGATACAATTAACTGGCTCGTATCAAGAGGCGTAGCTTCATCAGAGTTCGCTGTTTATCATGCCGCA